GTCTTGGGCTGGGTCGGGCTAGACTTTTGACCACCCCCCTCCCCTTGCAGGTCAGGCTGGCGTCTTGAACCAGTGGTGGTTCGGATCAGTCGGCAGACCGGACAGGTTGCAGGCTGCACTGCTGCCGCCCTTCTCCTGCCGCTGCTTGTGTGCGTCGTGGCACTGCTTGCACAGGCTCTGCCAGTTCTTGCGGTCCCAGAACAGCTTGAAGTCGCCGCGGTGTGGCTTGATGTGATCCACCACTGTGGCCGGAACTACCCGCCCGAGTTCCGTGTGCATCACGCACAGCGGGTGCTCGCGCAGCCACTGCTCTCGCGCTTTCTGCCACTTGTGGCCGTAGCCGCGGGATGCAGCCGATGCGCGCTGGTCGGTGGTGTTGGCCATCTGGAAACGAAAAACCCGCCGGGCTTTCGCTGGGCGGGTTGGCAAATTTCGGACGCACCTGTCCGACGGGCTGCAATGTATCACAACAAATTCCGACGGAGCAAGCCGTCCACAAACTTTTTTCGCGCAGCCTGCAGCACCTTGCCGAGCTCGATAGGGTCGCTCGGCAGGCGCGGGCTGTTCCACACCTGGGCGCCGGTGTGCAGGTTGCGGGCCTGCACCGACAGGGCCGAGCGCCACGGATCGGTGATCGCGTCGATCACACCGTCCACCGCTTCCATCAGCACATGGTCGATGTGCGCGTCCAGGCCTCCATTGGCATCGTCGTACTGGCGCGAGCTTCGGGCGATGCGGCAGGTGGTGTTGATCGTCGGGTAGCCGAAGGTCATGCCTTGCCCGGCCGACCATGCATGCCACTGCGCCAGCAGGCTGCTGACGTGTTCGGCCAGTTGTTGCTGGGCATCTTCAAACGACAGATCGAGTTCGGCGGTTTCGGTCATGTTCAGATGGGTGTTGTCACAATTCGGTGCTGGTTCACATCAACCCCGCAGCGCTTGAGCCACTGCAGGCGCTCGGGCATCTGGCTCTCGGGTGCGGCGCGCCACTGGCCACAGGCGGACCAGTGGTTGAGGGTGACGGCCTTGGTGTTCTTCAGCGCGCAGCAGGCCATGCCCATGTTGAACGCCCAGCGAGGAACGCCAGATGCCGTCCAGTGGATGCAGGTGCGGCAGGTGCTCATGTCTCCACCGTGTAGGCGTATCCATGGCGGGCCGAAAGCGGACGGACCCTGCGAACAACACCGGCCTGGCGGCAACGCTCAAGCGCACGATCAAGCGCCCGGACTGGCAGGCCAAGGCGCCGCACCAGGTCGGCCCGGTCGATGGGCTCCGGGTAGCTGGCCGCCAGCAACCGATGCAGGCGCTGGGTGATGGACTGCTCGCTCATGCCTGGGCCTTTCGTGCGGCTGCGCGGTGGCTTGGCCAGTCGAACGCCACCCAGCGGCTGGTCTCGGTCAGGCGATCAAACGAGCGATCCCCCACGTAGCTCTTGAATCCATCCTTGTCCTGGTTGGTCAGCAGGATGGTGGGCCGCTGGTCCTGGTAGCGCAGATCCAGCACCTCGAACAGCACGGTCTGCTCGCCATCGGTCCCGTACTGCACGCCGATCTCATCAATCACCAGCAGATCCACGCCCGACAGCATGTCCAGCACCTGCTGCTCGCTTTGCTGCGACTCGCGGCGCCAGGTGTTGCGCACCATGCGGATGACACCCATACAAGTCACGTACAGCCCGGTATGGCGCGGCAGCACCGCCTGCAGGATGGCCACCGCCAGATGGCTCTTGCCCGTGCCCGGCATGCCAGAAAACACCAGCCCATGGCCGGCCCTGAACCGCTGCTCGAACGTGTCGGCATAGCCGCGGGCCGCGTCCAGTGCGCGCTGCTGGTCGGGCGACTGCACCGTGAAGTTGTCGAAGCCGCGGCCGATGAACCGGCGCGGGATGGCCGCGCGGTCAATGAACGACTCCAGCCGCTCGCGCTCGCGCCGTGCGGCGTCCTGCTGAGCATGCTCGGCGTTGGCTTTGCGCTCCAGCTCGACGCACGCTGGGCACTTGCTCCACACCTCGGTGCGGCTGAAGAACCGCTCCCCCTTGCTGGTGAACGGACCATGCTGCTCGCACACCTCGGCACGCTCACCCAGGTCCATGCGCATCGGCCTGGCAGACGTGACGGCACCAGCCACCAGCGACTCAAGAGAACGAGCCGTCATCGGCCACCCCCTTGCGGTAATCCTTGCCGGCAAAGCCGGAATGCCGCCCTTGGCGGGCCGGCGCCACATCGGCGGCAGGACGGTCTGACGAACCCACCCAGGCCGCCTCGAACCCCGTCCAGCCGCGGCGGATCGCGGTGCGGATCGCGTCCTCCACCGACAGCCCTGCCAGCGCCGCCTGCTTTCGCAGGTCTGCCACCACCGTGGCCGTCACATCGGCCTTGCGCCGCTTGCGGTGGGCCAGCCAGTCGGCCAGTACCTGCTGGTCAACATCGCCCAACCCGAACACCCCACCAACCACCTGCGCACGCTTCGCGCCATGATGATTACTTTGACGGTTAAGTGATGGTTCTATGACGGTTATGGGTGCAGATTCTGCGGGGGTGGGGGGTGCAGATTCTGCGGGGTGGGGTGCAGATTCTGCGGGGTGGGGTGCAGATTCTGCGGGGTGCAGATTCTGCGGGGGTGCAGATTCTGCGGGGGTGGTGGGTGCAGATTCTGCGGGGTGCAGATTCTGCGGGGTGCAGAATCTGCGGTGGTGCAGCGTGAAAAGATTGGACCGGCCGTGGCGGTTTTCGCGGCTGACCATCCCGGTTTTTTCGAGGTCTGCAATGTGCCCCTGAACGGCCCGAACGGACAGGCCACAGCGCGCCGCCACAGCATCCACAGATGGGTAGCACTCGCCACGGTCGTTGGCGTTGTCAGCCAGACTCAGCAGTACCAGCTTTCGGCCTGACGGAATATCCGCAAGCCATGCCTGCGTCATGATCGTGATGCTCATTCTTCGGACTACGTTTCTTTGGTGCGGCTGCGCTGCGCTTCGGTATCGGTGCGCTCAATCGCACAGGCGCGACTGTTGCGCCGGGATGAACCACAGGTGGCTGCTCTGCTTGGTCTGCGGGTTGAAGCGCCGTTCTTCCGACTGCTCTACAGCACCCTTGTCGCGCAGCTCATCGAGCCGCCCCGTCACCCAGCCCTTGTCGAAGCGACGCGGTGCGTGCAGAAGCTCCAGACGTTCGCGGATGTCGCCAGCGGTCAGCGGTGCAATGCGGTTGCGGTGGGCCGCGATCAGCACATCCAGCACCATCTGCTGGCTGCGGGAAGGCTTTGCGACCTTCTCGGCCATGGTTGCGGTATCGGTTGTCATGCGGCCACCCCCAACACCCGACGCATCGCAGCCAAGTCATCACGCAGGCGGCGGTTCTCGGCCTCCAGGGCGCTCTCGCGCCGGCGAATGCTGTGCAGGTCATATCCTCGCTGGTGCAGCATCCACAGCACCGAAGCATCGTTTCCGCACTTGTCCATCAGGGAGCGGAACTTGTCCCACTGGATGCCCTCGGTTCCGCTCTGCCAGCGGCTGAACTGCGCCTTGTCAACGCCCAGCTCCTGCTGCAGCGTCTTGTCCAGCGCGAAGCCACCCAGCTCGGCACACAGCTCAATGGCGCCGCCCAGGCTCTGCTTGCGCATCACCTCTTCGGGCCGCACCTCGACGGGGAGTGAAATCTGTTGATTCATGGAGCCTCGCAACCTTGTTGAGAGCAGTTGAGGACCTTGATCAGGCCAAAAAAAAGAAGATGGAGCCATGGAACACAGCACCACCTTCACCACAGAAAAAACCACCGCCGGCCCCGCGCCCACCCACGGCCAGGGATGAAAAGCCAGCGAACACAAAGCCAGCCCGGACAAGCCGGGCCAGGATGGCAGTGGTGTGAAAAAAGAAGGCCACTTACCGCGCCTCGCTGGTTGCGGTATCGGCTGTGTCGGTCAGCTCGGGCCAGATGCGCTGCCAGTCGTTCGGGAACATGGCGCGGCGCGTGACGGCGCCTCCGGTGAACAGCTCGATCTCGGCCGCGTGCCGCAGTGGCACAGGCCTGTCCGAGTTGACCCACTCGGAAACTGTCGGAGTCGTCACATTCAAGTGCTTTGCAAGCGCAACCTGTCGCCCGCGTTCACTTTTCAGCCATGTAGAGAGGTCCATGGCCGAATTATTAGGTATTCCCTAAGCCAATGTCAAGGCATTGCCGAACCGCCTTGTGGCAAAGCCCAATTCAAGTTGACATGAAAACGCCCCAGCACCCCCTCGGCCGCAAGATCCAACAAGCCATGGAAGGCCGCGGCTGGAACCGCACGCGCCTGGCCGAACACTTTGGCATCAAGCTGCCATCCGTCACCGAATTGCTGAAGACCGGGCGCCTGGCAAAGAAGCACTATCCAAAGCTGGTGGAGCTCAACGGAAAAGGCCTCGACTGGTGGTTTGACTCCACCAACACGGCCGCCGCCCCCCGAACTGGCACCCATGTTGCGCACAAGGCTTCCGAGCCACCCAGCAGCTACCATGCGGTGGCCGCTACCACTCAGATTGAGGACGAGCTACTGCGCTTGTTTCAGGCCCTCCCCGAAATAGAGCAGACACGGTTCATGGACGAACTGAGGCAAAAAGCCGAGCACTACAACGCCGTGTTCAAGGAAATGCTGGAGCGTCAACACCTGACCACCAGACACTAGCCGCCGCAGTTGGAAACCAGGGCCACCACCATGACGATGGCCACAACCGCGCCGATGCCGATCAGCAGATCAGTGCTCTCCGATTCCTTCTCCAATCGCTTTGCAGCGGCCTGACGTGCTTCAAAAGTAGTGTCTGGCGTGAGCGCTGCGCCGCAGTGCTTGCATACCGCAGCTTGCGGGAGCACCCATTCTGCACAGGCCGGGCAACGTACATGCGTTGCTGCACCAGGCTGCGCTGCGGAAACCGCATGGCTTGCAGCACCTTCCTTTAGGTTGGACAGCACCGCCACGAAGAGAAATCCAAGCAGTGGCGAAATCAGCAGCGACAGAAGGAACCAGCCAACGCCGCTACGGCCCTTGTTGGCCGCAAAAACACCCACCACTACAGCGAACATTACCCAGAAGAACATCCACATCCGGCCATCCCTTTCCGTTCGTCGGTTGCATCTTGTTTCCTAAAAGTCGATTAGGCAATGCCTTGACACGCTGTTAGGTATTCCCTAAGATCACGCCATCGCAACCCAGAATGGAGGGCCAGATGGCACAGCAACACACCAAGGAAACGATCAGCATCCAGCGCCGGCTGGAGCGCTGGGAACTTGACCACCTGCGCGCACTGTGCGCGGTGCAGGCCGAAGAAATCGAGCGCCTGCAGCGCGATGTGCAGTGCGCCGAAGACTGCTCCAACATGTGGCAGCGCATCCACGACATCACCGAGGAAAACCCGGGCGCACGCATCGGCCTGACCATTTCGGGTGACATCGTGGCGCTTGAAGGCGGTTCCGCATGACCCGCGCCGAACTCGACCACCTGTGCGCGATGGCCATGCAGCGCATCACCATCACCATCAACCGTTCGGCAGGTCAGCACCTGCGCGCCATGCGTGCGGCCTGGGCGGCACAGAAGGGCGGTGCCGTATGAACCGTGCTATCAGACCCGCCGATGAGCCATCGCCAATCGAGAGAACCGACAAGCGCCCCCTGCCCGATCAAGACTGGGACGACTTCGTGGCCGATCACGCCCGCCGCAGCGGCTGGCGCAGCGCTGTTTCCCCCACCGTCACCGCCGTGCTGGCCGTGGCTGCGTTCTTCACACTGATCCACCTGTCCGAGCGCGACGCCGACGACGCCAGCCGCATCGAACGCATCAACTCCGAGCTGGACGCGGCCGACACCCGACTGCAGCGCGCCGCCGAAACCCTCTGCCAGGCCGAGCTTGGACCCGGTGCGCTGGTGCTGTGGACGCACGACGGTGATCTGGTGTGCCGGCCTGCTGTGGTGGTTGCGGAGGTGGAGAAATGAACCACCAAAGCCTCACCCACGAACCACTGCTGCTGCACCGCGTTGACGCCAGCCAGCTGCAGGCACCGCTGCGCATCGTTCACGGCCCGATTGAGCAGCGCCGCTGCCGGCCAGGCATGTGCGATGGCCTGGCCACCTGCACCGACTTCTGCTGCGAAGGCCACCCGGCCAACGACGTGCAGCCGCACGAGCGCGACGCCAGCGCCACGCGCCGCTTCTGGCTGGCCTACGCGGCCGGTGTGGCGGTCTTCCTGGCCGCCGTCATCCCCAACGCCGACCGCATCGTCGGCCTGGTCATCCGTTGAGGTTCACACCATGAGCACTGCACCCTTGATCACCATTGACATCGTGCCCGGCCTGGCCGGCGAACCTCCCACGGTGCGCACCAGCGCCTGCAGCGGCGGCATGGCCCACGGCGCCGACTCTCTGCTGGGCAACACCGACACGGCCATGGTGGCGCGCACCATGCTCAGCAGCGCGGCCTACCTGTTTGCACAAGGCCAGCCGGTGAAGTTTGGCCCAGAGGTTCCGCTGGAGGTGCTGAAGTGAGCCAGCACCGCCTGTACCTGGCTGGCCCCATGAGTGGCCTGCCCGAGTTCAACCACCCGGCATTCCACGCGGCAGCCGCACAGCTGCGCGCCGCCGGCTACATCGTCACCAACCCGGCCGAGGACAGCCTGCCGCAGGACGACACCCCGTGGATCGACCACATGCGCCGCGACATCACGCTGATGATGGCGCGCAGCAACGCCGTGGCCACGCTGCCGAACTTCGGCGCCAGCCGCGGCGCGCTGGCCGAAGTGCGCCTGGCCAAGGGCCTGAACTTCCCGGTGATGACCGTGGCCGAGTGGCTGCATATGGCCAACCCGGCCCAGCGGGTGGAAATGGAAGGGGCCACGGCATGACCACCATGCGCAAAAAAATCGCCGCCCTGCTGAGCGCCGAGCCAGCGCCCGGCCTGGACGCAACCGCCATCAGCAAGCGCATGCGCATCAGCAAGGGCGCAGCGCTGGGCCAGATCAAGGAGCTGCGCAAGACCTGGGTGGTGCAGACCACTGCCGACGCCACGGACAGCCGCGTCAAGCACTACCGCATCACGGGCCGAAAACCGAACACCCCAGAAGAACCGGCGCAGGAACCCAAGCCCGCAACACCGGCACCCAAGCCGGCCCTGTCGGCCGTGGAGGTGGAGGCGCTGATCTGCGAGACCATCGACAAGCGCAAAAACGCGCCCATGCGCATTGGCCACCTGGGCGCCGCCACCGGCCTGCCACAGACCATGCTGCGGCCGGCGCTGATCCTGCTGGTGCAGCGCGGCACGCTGCAAAGCAAGGACGCCGGCTACAGCCGCCCTGCGGCACACCTGAAGGCGGCCGAGCACGTGGCCAAGCCGCGCCAGGTGGACGTGATGGCCGGCATCTACACCGGCACCGAGCTGCGGCCCTTCGACGGCCGACCCGGTGCGATGGCGGCTTATGCGCTGCCGAGCAGGGGGATGCAGGCATGAACCGCGAACAGCGACGAGCACAAAAGCGCGCCCAGCGCGGGCACAGCAAACCACCCGTGTCGCGCAAGGTGTGGCGCACCGACCTGGACACCATCGAGCACGCCATGGCGGGCGCGGCCATCACATCAGAGCAGGCGCGCGACCAGTTGATGATGCGCGAACTCACCGCGCTGGACGCATTCACCCGCGGCCATGCGCGGCTGACGGAGTGGTCCGACCTGGTCAACCTGAACAACATCGCGCAGACCATGGCCGGCACGCTGGGCGTGATGCGCGATGAGGTGATGCCCGCGTGCCACCTGGCCGAGCAGGACCTGATCGAGACCGCCGCACGCTACCAGCGCACTGGCCGCATGGGCCTGAGCGGTCAGGCCATCGAGCACCTGCGCGACGTGATCCGCCTGCACGAGCAGCAGCGGGCCAGCGTGGCACGCAGCGTCTACGAAGAAGCCATCCGGCTGACCGGCGCACGCATCAAGAACGGCCACGCCACGGTGGATCTGGACGCGATGCTGGGTAAGCCGCTGCGCACGGAAAGGAAGGCCGCATGAACACCCGACCGGACCTGACCGACGAAGAGATTGACTCCATGTGCGCTGGCCTTCGGCAGAACGCCGCCAAGGCCCGCTACCTGGAAGACCTGGGCCTGCACGTCACACGCAAGCCCAACGGCCGGCCTCTGGTGATGCGCGCCCATGCCGAGAAAGTGCTGGCTGGCCAGCGCCCTGCCGCCAACGATGCTCAGGCAATCCATCAACCCCAGCCGGCACCCACGGGTAACCGCGCAGGGCTGGTGGTGCTTTTTGGCCGGAAGGCCGCGTGAACACCGAAGTTGACCGGGCCAGCGGGTCCGGTCGGGCGCAGAGTTATGCCCTGACGGGCGCGAAAGGAAACCAGTGAGCGACATGCAATGCCCCTACTGCGGGGCCGATCAAGAGGTTTGCCACGACGACGGCCACGGCTACGCCGAAGGCGTGAAGCACGAACACACATGCAGCGAGTGCGACAAGACGTTTGTGTTTGAAACCCACATCAGCTTCGATTACGAGCCCAGCAAAGCCGACTGTCTCAACGGCGCAGAGCACGAGCTGGCGTTTCGCAAGAGCTGGCCGAAGGAGTATTCGCGGATGTGCTGCAAGCACTGCGACCACGACCGGAAGGCCACGCCGGAAGAGATTGCCACTTGGCATAACACCGGAGATCAGCAATGAGCGAAGCGAATTCGATGGATTGCAGAGTTGGGGCACCCCGCGTGCGCACGTCGTGGGAGTGCTCCACAGAAGGACACTACACCTACAAGGGTCGCGCAATCGGTATTGCACGCGACAGTAAAAAAGACGACTGGTACATCATCGTTACGGCGCCCTGCGGCATGCGGGACTACGACGGTTGGTGGCGAGACAGCTCAGGCAAGACGCACCGAGAGGCGGTGCTTGAAGCCCTGCGCGGCGCCATGCTGTGGCCCAACACAGAGCGCAGCGGCGCGGAGCGTCCGACTGGCGCGTTGAGTTCTGTGGCACCTAACCAAGAAAGAAACGATGAATGAGCTGGCTCTTTTCGCGGGCGCTGGTGGAGGAATTCTCGGCGGCCACCTGCTCGGATGGCGCACCGTTTGCGCCGTCGAGTGGGAACCCTACCCCGCAAGCGTACTTGCCGCCCGACAGAATGACGGCCTTCTCCCGGCCTTCCCGGTTTGGGATGACGTTCGCACCTTTGACGGACGACCATGGCGAGGCCTTGTTGATGTGGTTTCTGGCGGCTTCCCGTGCCAGGACATCAGCGTCGCCGGAAAGGGCGCCGGCATCGACGGCGCTCGATCGGGAATGTGGGCGCACATGGCGCGCATCGTGGGCGAAGTTCGACCCCGCTTCGTCTTCGTGGAAAACAGCCCAGCCCTGCTTACTCGGGGACTCGGACGAGTCCTCAGTGACCTGGCCACGCTCGGGTATGACTGCCGCTGGACAGTGCTGGGAGCTGCCGACGTTGGGGCGCCTCACCAGCGCGACAGATTCTGGCTTGTGGCCAACGCCAACAGTGTGCGGGAACAACAACCGCAGAGGCGCGAGTGCCAAGAGCGGCGACGGACTGGCGACGGCGGTCAGGCTCTGGCCGACACTGACCAGCAGTCTGGGCACGAAGGGCGGGCGCGTGACACCGCGCAAGAGCAGAGAGGGCGGGACGCTGATCGAGGCGGTTTCCGCTCGATCGAAATGGCCGACGCCGGCTGCCCGGGATTTCAAGCACCCGAACGCCAAGAGCTACGCAGAAAGAGGCGGTGGAGCGAAGGGGGAGCAATTGCCGAACGCCGTTGGTGGAGCACTGAACCCAACGTGGGTCGAGTGGCTGATGGGGTGGCCGCTCGGGTGGACCGACTTAAAGCCATTGGAAACGGACAGGTGCCGCGATGTGCGGCTGAAGCGTGGCGCCTGCTGATGCCACAGAACACCGACGCTCAGCGACTGCCCGCTGGGCGCACCGATTGAAACCACGCTCTGGCAGTTCGCTGGAGCACAGAGTTGGGCTGATGCCCTGGAGAACACGATGAAACCATTTTTCAGCTTCACCGACGACAACGGCATTCTGTTTCACGACACAGCCGAAGAGGCGAAGGCCGCAGCACTTGCAGACCTTGAGTACTACCGTGACGAAGCAAAACACGATGGCGAGTGGCCTTGCGAGGTGGAGGGTGTTCGCTGGGGCCAGGTGCTCGGCATGAGCCGAGCCATCGCTCAGGGCACTGTGCTGGAGTCGTTTGACTACGAACTGGCAGACGTGAAGCTCAACCCCACCGATGAACCTCGCCCCGGCGTCGGTTCGATTTAAGAGTTGGGCTGATGCCCGGAGAGGATCAATATGGACTTTGATAGCTGGTGGGAAGGCATACGCCACATGATTCCTACGATTGTGAAGATCGACGCCCGCGAAGCTTGGATTGCAGCAACAAAGATTGAACGGGAGCGGTGCACAAAGGTTTGCGAACGGGTGCAGGCATACCACGCAGAAAAAGCGGCATCACTGGCAAAAACCGACACAGAGGACGCGGACTTTCATGACGCCGAAGCCTGCGGGGCAGAAGACTGCGCGGAAGCCTTGCGCATGGGAGAACGGTGGTTTGAGCAGCCCAACACAGAGCGCAGCGGACCGCCGTAGGCGGTCCGACTGGCGCGCCTAGTTGACCGGAACCCAGCCGAAGAAAGAAAACCATGACCAAAACTGTCGCCATATTGATGGACAACGCCAAGATGCTGGCGCGCGGCTACTGGTTCGAGTGCGTGAGCCACAGCTACTCACCGCCCGAACTCGACACCGACCGATTCGACGTCAGCGAAGAGCCGCGCTGCTGCGGACCACTCGACGCACCAGAAACCATTGCAGCCGGCGCTTGCTACAGCGCAGAAGACCCGTTTTTCAACGAGCCCTACACCGACATGTACACCATCCCTCGCTGGGTGCCCGACGTGCCGGTCAACACCGAAGTTAAGCCGACCCGCGAAGCGGGTTCGGCTTGAACGCCCTGTTAGCGGGCAAGCCCGCGAGGATGAACGAAATGACGTTTGATGAGTGGTGGGTGAGAGAAATGAAGAAGGCGGGAGCGGGGTCCAACATGAGGAGAGAATCTATTTTCTACTCAATCGCTGCCCGTGCATGGGAGGCGGCGGTAAAACAGGAACGGATGTCTTGCGCGCTTGCTTGCGAAGTTCATGCCGCAGCCGTGCAGGGCCCGAATAACGGAACGCCGTGGTCTGCATGCCACGAATGCGCAGATGCGATCCGTGCCCGCTAACGCCGAGCTTTGCGGCGGGCCGTCAGGCCCATCCGAACGAGCGCCGGGTTAGGCGCGGAGGATTGAGAAATGGTAACGCTACCGAATGACGTTGCGCGGTGCGCTGGTGTTGGTGACGACGAGGAAGGCTGGCGTGATGGGTGCGAGGACTGCGCACGCAGGCTGGCCGAATCAACCAGCGCTGTATCAGCGTGGATGATGCCACCTGCAATCATTGCGTTTTGGTGCGAATTCAGGATAGCGCCTAACACTGGCAATGAGCGGCCCAACGGGTCCGCTCGATAGGAGAGTTCGATGATGATTTTTGACGAAGCTGAATGCTTGAAGGTCAACCCGTTTGAAGGTGACTTCGGATCGCCGGGCGACCGGGTTCTGAAAGACAAGATCGGTACGGCGCGCAGGGGTGGCACCTGCGGCATGTGCCGCCAAGAAATCACACCCGGAGAGCGCGTTAGGCTTCTGGCGGCAGTGTTTGACGGCGCGCTTATGAGCTACCGGTGGTGCTCGCTTTGCTGCGGCGCGATGGCTGCAAGCTGGACCGATAACGGCCACGCCTGGGAGGCGCGGGCACGGATCGGGCGCGAGTCATCGAACACAGAAGCGCAGCGGACCGCCGTAGGCGGTCCGACTGGCGCGCAGAGTTGAACAACCTACACCGGAGAAAGACATGACACAACTTACCCAGCCAGTGGCCCAGCTTGATTGGTCGCTGTACGTTGACTGCCCGAAGTGCAACGAGGCCAACGACATTTCAGGCCCGGAGCACGACAGCGAGAACTACATATCTAGGCACATCTTCACGAATGCATGGGACAAGCTGGAAGGCCACGAGTTGACCTGCGAATACTGCGGCCATGAGTTCGAGCTTGCCCGCGTCGAGTATTGATGTTGTTCAACACCACGATGACCGCCGCACCGCGTGCGGTCGATTAACCAGTTCGGCACTGCCGAGAAAGGACCACCATGATTGAAAGAGCAGACCCCGACCGAATCGATGTGCTTGGAGGACAGCCAGGCGACAAAGAACGCTACATCGAAAGCGATTTTTTGATCCGCAGCGGCATGTGCCCAAACGGACACGGATTAATGACGGCGGGGGGCTGGGGACAGGAGTGCCCAGTGTGCCACTTCACTTGCAACACGATGCCAGAACTGGCGCCGCAGTGATGCTGCCGAACACCGAAGCGCAGCGGGCCGCCGAAGGCGGTCCGACTGGCGCGCAGAGTTGAACAACCCACACCGGAGAAAGACATGGCCTGCCCAAAGTGTGGCTGCAAGGTGCACTACCAGTACGACAGCGGCTGGGACGGCGTGCAGCCTTTCGAGAACCTTGAACGCTGCGCCGCCTGTGGCGAGGTGTTCGACATTGAAGACTCAACCGAGGAAGAAGACGATGACGACTGAAACACTGGCAGACGCACTGCCGAAGGAAATGGCCCGGGTTCGCAAGGTGCTGGGCTACTACAAGGAAATAGGCCCCGCTGGAGCGATTGGAGCCATGTTCATTGAACAGGACTTGCAAGCCGCCGACCGCGCTGTCATGAGCGGCGACGTGGTTGCGATGGTTCAGGCGCTGGAAACCCTGCGCGGAATCAGCGAGTGATGTTGTTCAACACAAATTCGGGAACACCCCACGTCGGATAACACCGGAGGGCCACATGCAAGTCCTTGATCCACAAGCACCAGCCACCATGACGCACGACGCCGCACCGGCGTTATGCGACCACCAGGCCTCCCAACCCAAAAGGCTGCAGCAGCTGGTGGCCGAGGCCATTGCCGTGCGCCACTACAGCCGCCGAACGCTGGAGGCGTACTGGCACTGGATCAAGCGCTTCGTGCGCAACGGTGTTCGTTCAGGGCCTGTAACGCCCCTCTTCATCGCGCACCGGCAGCAGCTCGGGCACCTCGGCGCGTCGGCGCAGATCCTCGCGGGCCTGCCGCTCGCGGGCGACACGGCGCTGATCGCGCTGGCGCTCGGCTTTGTCCTGGCGCCGGCTGGGCGCGGTCACTGGCCGGGCCATGCGTCCACCAGCGCCCGGTGCCGCGCGGCGCACCGGTTGTAGGCGCGGGCGGTTTCGGTGCTCCAGGTCAGCATGGCGGCGCGGGTGCCGTCAGCTGGCCGGGCCAGCGCTGGGCAGGGCTGGGCCAGGTCCGGCGGCGGGGGGAGCGCCGTTGTCGATGGCGGCGCCCAGCTGCTGCAGGCCGTCAGCATCCAGGCACTGGCCAGCAGCAGCAGGCGCCGCATTGATGACGCGCACGCGCTCCACGATCTTGATGTGTTCACGGTCTGCATCGGCTTGCTCCTGTTGGTAGGCCGCGCTGGCGCGGTCGCGGTGCTCGATCTGGCGCAGCTGGTCGCGCGCCTGCTGCTCGATGGCCTTTGCGCGCAGATCGCCCTGCCGCCAGCCCTGCGCCTGCCAGCCAGTCCAGCCGCCGATGGCGATGCCGGCCAGCAGCGTGACGACGGTGCGCACGGCGCTGCCGCCAAAGAGCGCGGACGTGATGGTGCCGAGCACGTCAGGCCTCGACGTTGACCTGCACCGCCGCGGTCTTCTTTCGCCCGGCTGCAGTGGCAAGCTGGGCGCTCACGGTGTAACTGCCGACAGGGACAGTGCCGTCCACGGCGAACTTGACCGTGGCATCGGTGGCCGCACCGACCGACACCTCGGGCGTGATGCCAGCATGGCCACCGGCGAAGGCGGCCAGGGTGGCCGGCGTATCGGCCAGCGGGTCTAGGTACTTGGGTCCGTAGGCCAGTTCGTAGATCTCGGTGTCGCCGGCCTGGTGGTCGAAGGTCTTGATGATGTCCATGTCTGCTCCTGCGAATGGAACGATGGCGCGCACATTGGCGGCCGGGATGGTGGCGGTGATGTCGGCGCCGGTAACAAGCGCCAGCACGCTGGCCTGCGGAACGGTGGCGCGGGCGCCTGGCGCGGTCCAGTCGATGTCCGACCCGGTGCTCGGCTCCGAGCCAAAAGCCACCAGGATGGGCGTGCTGGTCTGCATGCCGGCTGCAGCCAGCAGCTGCAGCAATCCCTGACCGGCCACGGTGGCTGGTGCCGTGGACATGCTGGCGCTGCCGTCAGCGATGCCAGCCAGGTCGCCCGTGGCTGACATGACCGCAGCGCCCGTGGTTTGCGCTGCCGTGGCGGCGATGTTGAGCCTGCCGGCGGCAGACATGCCTGCCGGGCTGGTGGCCATGCTCGCGCTGGCGGTAGCGTCTGAGCCTAGCGCGGCGCCTGCCGACATGACCGCAGCGCCGGTCTGCATGGACGCGGAGCCGCCAATGGGCAACGCTCCAGAAGCCGACAGCATGGCCGCCAGGGTGGACATGGCCGCACTGCCCGTGATGGCGAGCGCTCCCGATGCGCCCAGCGTGGCCGGTGCTGGGGCCATGGCCGCACTGCCGCTGATGAGCAGGTCGGCCGTGGCCACCTGCGCGGCCGGCGCTGTGGACATGCTGGCCGCACCATCGGCCGATCCCTGCAGGGCGCCATCTGCCGCCATGGTGGCGGAGCCCGTGGTCAGGATTGCGGACCCCGTTACTGGAAGCGCCCCGGAAGATGACAGAACCGATGGCGCCGTGGACATCGACCCGGTGGCGTCAACGCCTCCTGCGCCACCACCTGCCGCCTCCTCATATGGCAGGCCGAAAGGAGCCAGTCCAAACGGATTGAGGCCAAAGCTCATGCCGTCACACCACCGGCCAGCCGGTCGTCAGATCGTAGGCCGCCACATCATCAAACGTGGTCATAGCGGCCAGGGTGTCCCGGTGTCGACCATCGGCGCCGCCGATGGCTGCCTCCAGCGCTGCGAAGCGCGTACTGTTTCCGCCCACCTTGGCCACCAGATCGGCCACGGTAACGCCGCGCACTGCCGCCTCGGCCGCCAGCATGGGCGTCTGAGCACCTGCCGGGTCTGCCGCAAAGGCTCGCGCCTCTGCCAACTTGATCGGCCAGCCAGCCATTTCGCCAGCGCTGATGCCGGCGATCACACGATCCCGAAGGGCTTTCGCAATGGACAGGCACTCGGCCTGCCTGTATGCAATGGCCTGGGCCAGTGTGTAGCCGTCGATGATGGCCTGCACGGCCGTAGCATCGTCAGCCACCCACACGCCATTGACCTGCTCCAGCCGGTAGCCGGCAGCACGCACGGCATCGTGCAGACCGATGCCCTTTTCGGTGTAGTTGATCGGGCTCATGTCGTGAACAGAATGTTGGGGATGGTTGAGCCTGCCGTGACAGCGCTGAATGCATCGGCAGACAGGTCAGACGGGATCGGTCCAGCCTGGGTTTTGTAGAGCATGTTCCAGGTGTTGATGCCGTCCGTGCCGATGCCCATCATGGGCGTGGCTGCCTGGTAGGTGATACCGCGAACCGTAGGAGCCGCCGTGCAGGTGATGAGCGCCCAGTACAGGTGCCCTGTCCGCAGGCGCGGCACATAGTTCACCGTGTCGCTCTTGATCCCACTCGTGCTGGTGTCGATCTGCGCCTGGCCGAGCAGTCGGCCAGGACGGTAGCCGCCAGCAGATCGAGCGCTTTCTGCAATGCCGACATATGCCGTGCCAGTCGCAACCGTTGTGACGACCAGCGCGATGCCCGTCAGCTCGTCTGTGTATGCGGGCGTGATGAACGGGATGGCATACAGCCGGTCGGCGACCATCACCAGCGTGCTTCCTGCGTTGTTGGTGGCCAGGAATGGGCTGAGGTATTGCGTCATGAACGGCACACTCAGCGTCGGGCGCGATATGGCCGGTGCGTCACCATGCTCAGTCACGATCAGGGTGCTGGTTCCTGTCAAGCTGATGGCTGTCGCCCCAGACCGTGTGAAAGTGGAGCCGACCAGCGTGGCATCGATGAAATCACGCGATAGCGTATTCCCGCTACCAGCCGTTCCGACTCCCCACTCCTTATCTCCGTTACCGCTGGTCAGGCAGTACGCCACCAGATCGCCCACACCGAAGGCTTGAGACACTCGCACGAAGTTGGAAACCGCCGACAGCGTGACCGTTCCGGGACCGGTCGTGCTGGTCGTCTCTTTGATGCCTACGTCAAGCATGGCCGATGCCTCAGGCGTTGGCTTCGGTCAGCGTGAAAGCGGTCACAGTGAAGGCCTGGCCGGTGGCAAAGCTCACGTTGCTGACCTGCATGTCACCGCCGCCGCCGGTTCCGGTCACGGTGCCTTGCCAGTGGCAGGTGGTGCCGTCGCTGGCGTAGATGCGGAAGTGCGCGGCCGTTCCGTCGGCGTCGGCGGCAGCGTCTTCCCAGGTGCCGGACTTGGCCTTGCTGCCGGCGCTGGCGGCGGCCATCCAGTCGGCTGGCAGAGCGAGCGTGGCCACCACGGTGCCGCTGTCAGCTGTGGCGCAGTTGGCCGGCATGCTGCCAGTGCGGATTTTCATGATGGCGCTGGCGCCGATGGTGGCTTCGATAGCGTCGGCGCGGGCGTTGCGGACAGCGACAGAGAACTGGATGGCCATGGTGATGTGCTCCGGTGGTGGTCAGGTGGGTGAATCGGAAAGGGTGTCGGCGATGGCTTGCGCCACCAGCCATTTGCGGGCCTGGTACACGCTCAGGTCGCGGATGTTGGAGAGGAAGAAGACTTCGACGACCATGCCGCCGCGGGCGACGTAGCCCAGCCGGCCGCGGGCGCTCTGGGTCTGGTCGATGAATCCGCCTTCGCCGCGCAGACGCAGGCCCAGGACGGCGGCAATGGCCTTGGCCAGGCGCTGCGCGAGATCCTTCTGCGCCGGCAGGGCCACCACTTCCACACCGGTTGCGGCGTCGCTGGCGGCGGCGTTGGTGTGCAGTTCGATGGCGGCGGCACTGCCTGCGATGATGTGCAGCGCTTGCGTGAGCGCGAGGTTGATGCCGCTGTCGCCGTCGGTACGCACCTGGTAGCCTTTGGCGCGCAGCTTGTTGGCCACCAGGTCGCGCAGCTCGGTCATGAGCTCGCGCTCGGTGTAGCCGAAGTAGACGGCACCAGGATCGGTGGCGCCATGCCCGGCGGTGACGGTGAAGGTGCAGCGGGTCATGAATACAGCTCCCGCCACTTCTTCCAGGCCCGGCTGCCGGCGTACATGGCAGCCGAGACGATGAGGAAGGTGACGCCGCTCATGTGCGCGTAGCCGTGCGTTCCGATCTGCAGCGCCACCACCAGGCCGGCCAGCGCGACGGACACGAGAGCGATGTTCTCGTGCAGGCTCTCTTCGTACCGGTCGGCGATCAGGCCGAGCACGGCGCTGGTGGCGATGACGATGCTGGCGGCCAGCACCAGCCAGCATTGCAGATCGATGGTCTTCATTCGGCCACTCCCAGCAGTTGCTTGATCTTGGCCGCCAGTGCCCCGCCGATGGTGTCGGCCGGGAAGCTGTCGATGACGGCCAGCACCTTGCGCAGCACCATGATGGCCAGGAACCCGGTGGCGAAGCCGACCGCGCTGGCGTGGGCGTGCAGGTTGAACACGGCCGCCACGCTGGGGCCGATGAAGTAGGCCGCGGACAGGCCGGCCAGGAACATGCCGATCAGCTCGAAGCCGGTGGCACGGGCCAGCCAGGCCGCCACGGCCGAGCCAGAAGCACCAGCGCCGATCTGGTGCAGGGTTTCAGGATCTGGGAGCGCCATCGGTCAGCCTTTCAGGACGGGGGTTTCAGAATCGCAGTGGCTGCCCGTCGGGTCGAACGGGTCGAGCAGGTGGTGGCAGAGGTAGTCGGCCCAGCGACGGCGCCAGCCGTCAGGCCCTGACATGTAGGCGCGCAGGCGGTGCGTCACCAGCCAGTGGCGCGGCGGGTCCAGGAACACCACGGTGAACACCGTGACCTGCGCCAGGAAGTCCAGCACAAAGGCCACCACCACGACGGGCGATGCCATCACCAGCGACAGGCCCTTGAGGCGGCCCTGCAGCTTGGCCCGGTACAGGCCCATGGTGAACACGTAGCCGCACCAGAAGACCCACATGGAAGCCAGCAGCATGGCCAGGTGAACGGCGGTCATTCCAGCGAGTCCTTCGCGGCCCAGCTGGCCACGTAGGCGTCCTGCCGGTGGGCGCCGACGGCGGCGGCCAGGGCCACGTGCTGCGCCATGTCGAGCATCAACGTGGTGTTGGCCTTGGTGCGCACCGGCAGCGGCCCGGCGTACACGCCGGCCTGGTAGCCCATGACGCGGCCCAGCATCTCGGTCAGGAAGGTGTTGTCGGCGTGATATAGCACGCCGTCGTGCACGACGCCTGCGGCGATGGTGGCGTCGCGCTGCGCCTCGATGGCGGCCACCAGCTCGGCGCGGGTGGGCGGCGGCGGCGTCTGCGCGACCCACTGCACGCCGTCCCATTCAAAGAACTCACCGGGCTTGAGCGGCACCTGCACGGTGCCGGCCGGGTAGCTGGCCAGCGTGGCTTCGTCCGGCTCGGCGTTGGTCTGCCAGTAGCCCACGCTGGGGTGGTAGAATCCGCAGTCGCTCATCGCAGCTCCTTGAAGTTGTTGATGGTTCCAACCACCTTGTAGTAGTGCCCTGGCGGCACCGCAAACGAGTGCACCGGGCGAGAGTTGGCGTCGTCAGAAATCGACGATGTGTTGCCACCCACCTGCACGTAGGTGGACGTGTTCACGCCGACATAGCTTCTTCCGCCGCGGCCGTTGAAGGTGCACATGACAGAAATTGCCCGCCCGGTGGTGTTCTGGTAGTCGGTGCTGCCCACCCGGGTGACGGCCTGCCATGTCTGATTGACGCCAATCGAAACCGCCTGCACCGCGATGGCCTGCGCAGTGCGCAGCGGCGTCATGGCGGTGGCGTCGTCTGTGCCGGCCTCGGCCTGCGCCTGGCTCGCTTTGGTCACGGTGATGGTCTGGTCGGCGCTCAGGGCCCCGCCACCGCTGGCCAGACCGGCGCCGGCCACGCTGCGGCTGCAGTTGGTGGCCGTGGTGGCGGTGGCCGCGTTGCCGCTGATGCCGATGCCCCAGGTGCCGCTGGCGTTGCCGCCCGTGCGCGTGGGCACGTCCAGCGTGGTGCGGGCGGCGGCTGCGTCGGCGCTGCCCAGCAGTCCCTGCGCCCAGGTGGTGACGTAGTTGCGCATCTGGTTGAACGCCTGCGCCCAGGCCAGGAAGGTGCTGCGCGGCGGCGTGTCGGTGCCGGCGTCCATGCCGGTGGTGGGAACGTCGGACGATGGCCAAGTCATGGTCAGAAGCCTTTCACAATGAAGTCCACGAGATCAGGGTCGGCCAGCGTGCCGTTCAGGCGGAACTGCACGCGCGGGCCGGTCAGGGTTTTGTCCACCAGCTGCCACGCCCAGGCGCCGGCGCTGCCGTCCTGAATGACCACCTGCAGCTCCAGGATGGCGGCGTAGGTGTTCTCCAGCGGGATGCGAACGTCACCCGTGCCAATGCGGTTGCCGCCCGTGAGCGTGCTGATGTCCAGGTCGTTGATGTATTCGGTCAGCAGCGGGGCGCTGACCATGTAGCTCATGGCCGAGAGCACGGCCAGCGGGTTGCTGCCGTTGGCTGCCACGGTCACGCGCAGCTGGAAGTAGCGGGCCGTCACCTTGGCATCGGCGGCGCCCCAGGCCGTCCAGGCCGACGGGTTGGCCACCGGGTCGGCACTGGTCTGGCTGCTGCGCAGTTCGATGGTCACGTCACCAGCGGCGGTGGTCTGCACGTCCACCAGGGCCGTCAACACGGCGCCGAAGTCGCGCACCGGGCTGGTGTAGGCGAAGCTGGCCGCAGCGCTCTGGCTCCAGCGGGTCCAGGTGTCCCAGGTGGTCAGGCTGTCCCAGGTGGTGGTGCTGGCGGCCTCCACCGTGTTGTTGTCGGTGTTGACGGCGCCGCTGGTCACGGTGCCGGTCCACGCCTCGGCGGCTTCATCAAACTCGGCAACCACGTTGCCCAGGCGGCGCGGCGGCAGCGTGATCTGGAAGTAAACCGGGTCGCTCAGGTTGCCGGTGGTGTCCAGGCTGCGGCAGGCAAAGGTGTGCGGTCCGCTGAGCAGCTGGTTCACCTCCACCGGGCTGGCGGTGTAGTGGGTGCGCTCGGTCTGCAGCGGCGTCATGCCGTCCCACGCAGGGGTGGTGTGGGTGCCCGGAAGGTAGCGGATCTCGGCCCCCAGCCAGTCCACCGGCACCGGCGTGGTGGTGTAGCCGAAGCGGAATTCGCGCGTGCCATCGGGCTGGGCCAGCACCTGGAACACGTCGAACGGCTCGGGCAGCGCCCGCAGGCCCTGCACGGTGTATTCCAGCCGGAACGGCTCGGCCTGCCGCGTGTCGCTGAACACGCGCAGCTCCAGGCTCCACACATCGTCCAGGCCGCCGCGCCAGCCAATGCTGTGGCTGCGTGTCTCGCCGATCTTGGCCAACTGTTCAAAGCCTGCGGTGCTTCCCCACAGTTCGGCGCGGCTGAAGTTGCCATCGGTCTGGAAGCTCAGGTCCAGTTCGGTGTAGAAGGTATTGCCCTGCCGCGCCAGCGACTCGCCGGGCAGGACGCTGGTGACAGCGGGCACGGTGGCCAGCAGGCTGTTGTTGGGCGGCGGAACATACAGGCCGTTGGCCACGTAGTCCCAGAACTCCGCGCTCTCGGGCACCATCGTCAGGCGGGCGCCGTCGCCGGTGGGCTCGATGCTGGCAATGCGCAGCAGCTGGCCGGGCGTGGCCTTGAAGTCGTACACCCACAGGCAGTCGTGCGCGGGGTTGTCGGCACTGCTGCCGGGCAGCGGCACGCCGGGCGGCCATGCGGCATCCAGCTCGATCACCCTGCCCTGCCCGCTGAACGGCTTGACCGGGAACACGCGCATCTGCCGCTCGTCCGCCAGGCGCAGTCCGATGTACCGGCCCGAGTAGCCCGCCGGGATGGAACCGGGCGCGCTGTCGTCCAGCGTCAGGCGCACCACACCGCCAACGGCTTCACAGGCCATGAGGCGGCCGCCATACCCCCACTGCGTCAGGTCATGGCTCAGGGCCACCACCTGCCCCCGGCGGTAGGTCATGGCCTCCAGGTCCAGCTCGCAGGTCACGGTCTTGCGCTGGTAGATGTTCTGGCCCATGAGGAAGCGCAGCAGCGCGGCGGCGTGCGCTTCGCCGGTCACGCCAACCATCTGCGTGCGGGCTGTCGATCGCACGCTGGCCACGCCGGGCACGGTGGCGCGCAGGCTGGTCCAGGCGTTGTCGCGGTCCCGGTCCATGTACTGCAGCTCCAGCTCGTCGGCGGTGGGCAGCGTCTGGTATTCCACGCTGAAGCTGCGGGCCTTGATGCTGCCCATGTTGATGACGCCTGTGATCGGGTCGTCGTCGGCGTAGAAGGCCACGCCCAGCTTGCCGTCGGGCCAGTCGATCTTCCCCATGCCGGCAGCGGAAACGGCGTCCATCAGGTCGCCGATGCTGGTGGTGTCCTGCAGGTACAGGTCGAAGTGGTAGCCCTTGGCCGCGCAGTGCACCATGAAGGCCTTGAGGCCTTCGATGTCGATGCGGTCATCGCTGAACCCCAGCCCGGCGATGCGCCGGCCGGCGCCGTTGTTGATGCCGCGGGCCAGCAGCAGCAGGATGGCGCCGGGGTTGCACAGGCCGCTGGCGCGGTCGGTGGCCGTCACCCAGGCGCTGCCGTCCCAATAGGGCATAGGCGCCGCCTTGCCGATGCCATTGATCTCAGACAGCGATCCGTTCAACTGCCCGCTGGCCTGGATCTGCACGGCAATACGGGCCTGCCCGTCATAGTCGGCCGTGTCGGGCTGGTAGCTCTTGAGGCTGCTCCACTCCACCGAGTTGGCGCCGCTGGTTCCGGTGTAGTCCTGGCTGAGCTTGCTCAGGCGCACCTCGTATTGCCCGGCCGGCACGGCCAGTTCCACCGTGCGGCGCACGGGCTTCTGGTTGGCGTTTTTCAGGCGCAGCACACCGGCCGGCACGGCAGGCACATCGGGCGTGATGACCCGGGTCCACTCGAATTCGCCGTAACGGTTCTCGTTGGTCACCGTCTCGGTCACGGCGGGCACGCCGGCAATGGCCTCGGTGAACGGCAGCCAGGTGCCAGATCCGACGGCGCGGTATTCGATGCCCACGTCCAGCGTGCGCGTGGTGTAGGCGCCGCTGCCGCTGTCCACACTGAACAGGCTGGCCACCACGTCCACCGCAAGGCGCACGGTGCCGGCGCTGCTGGTGCGCTGCACCCAGGCGCCGGGCGCGGTGGGCGCTTCCAGCAGGGCGCCGGCCACCGTGTCCACACTGGTGCCCAGCGCCGGGAATGCGCTGTTGTCCGTGGCCATGCCACTGCGCAGCACGGTAACGCCCTGGTAGCTGTCCAGCGAAGTCTGCCCGATGCGGATGGTGTGAAAGTCCGCGCAGTTGATGCCGCAGTTGAAAACCTGCCACAGGTGCTGCTCGCCGTCCTTGAAAAAGGTGTAGGGCTGGGCGCCGAAGTCGGGCACCATCCACGGCTCACCCAGCACCAGGCCGATGGGCTGCCACAGGCGGGACTGGTTCTGTCCGCCACTTTGCAGGCTGTACGTGGGGTTGACGGCCTGCTCGGGCGCAGCGCGCACTGGCTTGGGGCCGAGCAGCTTATTGATCATCAACGTGCCGACAACGCGGATGGCTGTCTGCAGCCAGATGTTCATGCCCTGGGTGGCAACGGTAAGCGCCACGATGGCCGCCAGCCGCAGCACGTCCCGCTCCGGCACGCGCCGGCATTCGATCAGGTGGCCGTGCTTGGGCCGCACGCGGGGCCAGTGCATCTCGTGCACCAGCACACCGCCAATGGTCACCACCCACTGCTGGCCGGGCTGCACGCCGTGGCGGGCCAGAAAGCTGGCCAGCGTTTCGCCGGGCTGCAGTTCGGCGGCCTGGGCGCTGTAGATGCGCTGGTCGTGCAGGCTCAGCGGGTGCGGCGTCACCACCAGGGCGGCCTGCTCGCGCTCGATCACTTGCACGGGGGCGGGCACGGTCAGTTCCATGCGTAGTACCCCTCCAGCTTCATGCCCCAGCGCAGCAGGTCCTGCAGCTTGTCCATGCGCACACCGCCGGTTTCGTAGCTGTTGTGCAGCACCAGCACCTCGCCACGGTGCAGGCAGGCGGTGCCGATGTGGTAAACGTGGTCGCCCTTGTGGTTGACGGCGAAGAACAGCACGGCCGCGCCGGTGAACGGAACGTCCACCCGGGTGGCCAGGGCGTCGCGGTGGCGCAGGATGGCTGCGCGCTGCGTGGCGCTGCCATGCGGGTGCGTGGGCAGGTGAACGGTGCGGCCGAACACCTCGTGCTGCACCAGCACGGCCAGGTCGGCACAGTCGAATGCGCCGGCCACGTAGTCCATGCCAACGTAGGCGCTCAGGCGCTTGATGATGGCGGCGTCGGTCGTGGTCATGTCGGGAAAAGGCCGGGGGCCGTCAGGGGGTCATAGCGCAGGTCAACCGCCGGTCGGCGCCACAGGTCGGTCACGCCAACGGATGCGGACACGCTGAGCACGTCCACCGCCACGCCGCTCATGGGCGCCGTGAAGGCGTAGTCAACCACGTCGGGCGTCTTGCGGTGCACCACCTTGATGGTGGCGGTCAGCTCAGCGCCGGGCGGCAGGATTTCCAGCTCCTGCGTCAGTTCTCGGCCCACGTTGTCCACGCGGATGGATGCGCGCGGGATTTCCTTGTCGGCCTGCTTGGGCAGCACCAGCTCGAACGGAATGCCGATGTAGGTTTCACCCTGGTGCACCAGGTCGCGCGTGTCGGCCACCAGCCGCACGGGCGTGCTGATGCCGTCGCCGGTGATTTCCAGCAGTTGCAGGATGCCGAACGGGTCGTCCGTGCGCTGCAGGGCGGTGAGCGTGGAGGTGCTGACCGTCATGCCGCCACCGTGATGATGTCGGCCGCGCGGGTGACGGCGGCGGTTGTGGTTGGGACGTAGCTGCTTGCGCTGTCCGATGGCTCCAGCTGCACCCGCGTCATCTTGACCGCATCGCCGATGGTGGTGGACGACGCGCGGCCTGGGTACACCATGCACGACAGACTGGTGACTGCGCTTGACAGTCCAAGGCTGCGCGTGATCCGGATGAGCGTTGGCACCGTGGCGCTGAGGTTGTCCACATGCCACAAGGACCCGACGACCGCCGAGTACGCTGAGAAGATGCCGGGACCGGAGATGATTTCCTTGGAGCACTCAGCGACCTCGCCCCAGTAGCCGCCAGCGCCTTCGGCTATGTTGGCAAAAATGCCAACCGTGCAGGTGTCTCGACTGTCGGCCAGCAGGGCCAGCGTCATGGTCCATGCGCCTCCAGCCGTGGCTGCTGCGGATCCAGACCTGATCCCCTCAGATGCGGCTGTAGTGGCCTTTGCCACCTTGAAAAAAGGCACATTTCCAGCCCAGAACTCAGCAGCCAGCGTGCGAGCGCCACCAGACCATGGAGATAGGTTGACCGCCTGACTTTGCAGCACAAGGTTCGTCGCCTCCCCCTCAACAAGCACCTGCCCACCCTGCCACCGCGCCACGTTGGCCGCAGCGGTCTGCAGGACGCCTGCGTCGTCGATGTACGTGGCCGTGCTGTTGCGCTGCACGCTCAGGATGCGCGAGGCGTCCACGTCGTGCAGCCCGGGCGCCAGTTGCACGAAGCTGGGGCGGATGTATTCGATGACGACCGGCATGCTCCAGGTCTGCGATCCGGTCTGGCGCAGCGGGCCAAAGCCGCCGACCATGCGGCCCTGCAGCGTGGCGCCTGTGCGCGGGTGCGTGAAGCTGAACCATGCGGCACCAGCCAGTGCGTCGGCGTAGAACCAGGCCTCGAAGTCGGCCACGCGCTGCGGCGTGAACAGCTGCAGCGTGAGGCTGACGGTGACCAGTGCATCGGCCGCGGTGCGGCGGGTGCGCGGAATGCCACGCTCCACTTCCGAACGCAGCACCACGCTGGCGTGCTGCTCGGCCGTTTCGGGCCAGATGATCTTGACGTAGCTCGGTAGGGTTGCCATGGGGTGTTGGTGTCCGTTCAGGCCATGGCCGGGCGCAGGCCATACCCGTTTTCAAGGCCGCGGGCCACAGGACCGCTGCGGGAGGCCAGGGCATCGCCCACCAGGGTCATGACCACATCCACGATCTGCGAGCCGTCGGCGCCGGTGCGGCTGCTCTGTCGCGCGTCCACGGCCTGGCCGGTCTGGTTGATGACGTTGACGGTGACGCCCATGCTGCCGCTGGGCGTGATGCGCCCGGACGTAGCCGGCGTGAACAGCTCGGGCCCGCGTTCGCCCACCAGGTAGCTGGTGCCGCCGCTGACGCCGCCGCCAATGGCCTTGCCACCGCCGAACAGGCTGGGCAGCGCGCTGGTGATCCAGTTGCCCAGTGGCTCGGTGATGCTCTTGCGCACCACGATGCGCAGCAGGTCCTGCTCCAGGCCCTTGAGCACGTCGCTGAACTTCTTGCCGCCGACGATGGCATCTTCGAACGCGCTGGTGAAGGACAGGCCCATTTCCTTGGCGAAGGACTTGGTTTTTTCCATTTCCTGGCGCTGCTCATCGAGCCTGCGGATGTAGTTCTTGGCACCGCCTTCGACGGTGGCCTCTTCCAGGCCGCGCAGCCAGTCGGCGTAGGTCTGCTCTTCGGTCTTTTGCGCCTGGATGCGTTCGTCCAGCTTCTTCAGGCGGTACTCGTTTTCAGCGTCGGTGAGGGAACGGAGCCACGTGTCGTACTCGCGCGCGGCGCGCTCGGCTTCCTGAGCGGCTCGGGCGGCTTCGGATGCCGCCTTGCTGTTGCCTGTGACGACGGGCGTGAAGTTGATGGCCCGCGGCTGCGGGGTGTAGTTGCGGCCTTCGTTGCTGTAGCTGGCCTGTGGGTAGCTGGCGCCAGTCCCCAGAACGCCGGCCTGATAACCGTCCAGCGCCTTGCGGCGTTCGGCGCTCATCTCGCGGTAGGCGGCTCCGATGGCCTTGGCGCCATCGATGTCGCCACGGATGAGCGCCGCGCTGACGGCTGCGTAGGCGCCGGCCGTGTCGCCGATGGTCTTGAACACGTAGGCCACGTCGCTGCCGACAACCAGCACGGCTTCCAGCGCGGTCTTGACGCCGCGCATGGACGACTCCAGCAAGTTCACGCCACCGGCCGCGCTGGTGCTGTACTGCACGGTGTCGCGCAGGATCTGCACGATCTGCAACATCACCGGAGCCGCGTCTGCCGCCGTCACCTGCACTAGGCTCTGCACCTCGCTGCGCAGGCGGGCGGTGGCTTTGCTGTAGTCGTCGGCGGCCTGGATCTGCTGCTGCGTCAGGCTCACCTGCCGGCCGCCGGTCTCGGCCAGGTCGTTGAGCATGGGGATCAGGTCGGCCCCGCTCTTGCCAAACAGCTGCACGGCCACGGCGGTCTTGCCGGCGCCGTCCTCAAACCCGGCCAGGGCCTGGGCCACGGCATCGATCTGCGCCACGGGCGCCAGGCGCTTGAATTCGTCGAACTCCAGGCCGATGGACTTGAGCGCTGCGCCCACGCCCTTGCTCTCGTCGTCGGTCTTGGCCAGGGCGGCGGTGAGCTTGACGCTGGCGCCCGCCATGGTGTCGAGCGCGGTGCCCGACAGGTCGGCCGCCAGCTTGAGGCTGGCGACTTCCTGGGCGGTGTCGCCCATCTTGTCGGCCAGGTCCTGGAAGCCGGCAATGTCGTTCAACTGCCTGTCGAGCACGGCCGCGGCGGTGCCCATGGTGGCAAACGCAGCCAGGGCGCCGGTGCGGGCGGCTTCAATGCCCGTTTCAAACCGGCGCACCCATTGCTGCGTCTGGTACTCGCTCTTGCTCAGGCCGCGGGTGAATTCGGCCGCGTCAAGGCCCAGCGATACGACCAGGCTGCCCAGGTTGTTGGCCATCGGGTGTGTCTCGGTTGTTCTCGGGTTGCGGGGTGCCGCTCCGCTTGCGCGGTGCGTAGCCAAAGAAGGCGGCCACCTGTTCGGCGGCCTGTTCGGGGTCTGGCGGCTGTTCGTCGTCGTCCGCCTCGGGCGGCGGGTCAAACAGGAACTGGCGCAGGGTCAAGTCCTTGTTGCCGTTGACCTGGGCAAGCACCAGCGCCACCTGGGCCAGCAGCAGTTCCACCCGGCGGCCGGGGAAGCCGCGGCGGCTGGTGTAGCGCTGGTAAAGCTGCAGGTCCGCCAGCGGCATGCCGCGCAGCAGGTGCAGCGGCACGCCAAGGTCGAAGGACAGGTCCAGCAGGTATTCCTGCGGACCGGTCAGGCGTTTGGGGCGGCGTCCTCCGCGGCGGCTTCGTCACCGGGCATCAGCACGCCGCGCAGGGTGTCCCACGGCAGGGCGATCAGCAGGCGGATGTGGGCCGGGTCTTTCGGGTCGAGCAGCGGGCGGCCGGCTTCGTCGCACAGGGTCTGCGCCAGGCCGATGGCCACGCTGGTCTTGCGGTCCAGCGGCAGGCCGGCGGCCTTGAGCGCTTCGCGCGCGTCGTCAGCGTCGAGCACGTCGCCCGCGGTGACGCGGCGCTTGTAGCAGGCCCCGATGCCTGGGAGTTCCACGCCCTGCAGATCGGGCTGCGCGGCGGCTTGCAGGGCAGCCAGGAAGGCGGCGCGGTCAATGGGTTGCACCATGTCGTCCGGCCTCACAGGTCCACACGGTCGGTGATGCGGCGCAGCGTGGCGCTGCCCGTCCACATGCCGCCGGCAGCGGCGGCGCGGCCCACCTGGGTGATGACGCCAATGTCGATCATCACGCCCTTGCTGTTGGGCAGCGTGGTCTTGACGGCGGTGGTGGCCACGGCGCGGCGGGCGGTTTCCAGCGCTTCCTGGAAGTCGGTGGGAGCGTGGTTGTACTGGATGGACACGCTGCCGGGGTCCGGGCTGCCGAAGTCGATGGCCTTGCCGCAGTTGGTTTCGCTCTCGGTCTCGGTGGTTGTGCCGCTGTCGCCGGTGTAGCCGGTCACCTCGCAGCTGTTGCTGAAGGTGGCCACCTGCACGCTGCCGCCGCTGACGTAGGTGCCGTAGTTGGTGCTGTCGATGCCGATGAGGCTGTAGCTGTTGGCGTCCACCACCTCGACCACGGCCAGCTGGTCGTTGATCTCTTCCATGCCGACGGCGCCGCTGATCTTGACCACCGAGCCGTCCGGGATGGCGTGGCCGGTGTCGGTGACCACCGCGGGATTGGCCTTGCTGATGCTGGTGAGGGCGTTGGCGGCGCCCCAGGCGGTGACGACGGCAAAGGTGGTGCCGTAAAACTTGATGCGTTGACCTTGGCTCATGGTGCTGGCTCCTGTGGAAATGAAAAACCCGCCGAGGCGGGCGGGTTGTGGGTAATCGTCTGGCGCCGATCAGGCGGCGCTGCTGGGGTAGATGGTGAAGTCCTGGATGGCGCGTAAGGTGCGCGTTTCGGCATCGAACTCGAAGAGGGGTGGCCCGTCGGCCACGGCCGGCGGGGTGAAGGCCAGCATGGCGGCACGCACTTGCTGCTGCAGCTGGCGGACGGCGTCGAAGGTGGTGGCGATGCTGTCGATCTGCACGCGCACGTCGTCTTCGGCGCCATCGCCGCTTCCGCACGCGTCGGGCCACACCTGGCCGCCCACGGGCGTGTAGCGGATGGCGGGCCAGGTTGGCAGCGGTTCCTGCGGGAACATGACGGGGTACACCCGGCCGGCCACCAGCGGGGCCAGGGCGGCGTGCAGGGCTTCGGCCTGGATCATTTGTTCTTCACCTTGTCGATGCGCTGTTTCAGGCGCTTGGCGATGGCGTCGGTGGCGGCCTGGACGTTTTCTTCCAGCGCGGGGCGCAGGAAGGGCTGCGCGGGCATCTTGACGGTGCCGAACTCCATGAACCGGGCGTAGAACGCATCCTTGCCCAGGCGGCCTTCGCCGCGCTTGGCGGCCTTCACGTCCCTGGATTTGCCCTTGCGCACCGCCACCACGTATTCCTCGGTCAGGCGGGTCTGGCGCTCGCGCTTCATGACGATGGCGGCCTGCAGGTTGCCGGTGTCCTTGGGCGCGTTCTGGCGGGCGGCCTTGCGCACCACGCCTGCACCTGCAGCGGTGGCCTGGCGGGCCACCTTGCCGGCCATGTCGGCGCCCAGGGCGCGCATCTGCAGGCCCAACTCGCGCAGGCCTGATACTTGAACGGTAGCCACGGCGTCAGCCCACGTTGGTGCCGGCGTGGCCGAGCAGAACCAGCTCGGTGTGGCGCTCGCTCTCGACCACGCTGGTGATGTTGTAGATCCGGCCGTCCTCGATGTTGACGAAGCGGTGCAGCGCGTCCACGCCGTGGCTCGGCCACCAGCGGATGGCAAAGCCCAGCTCCACCTTGGCCAGCAGGCGGGCGCCGGCCAAGGCCTCGACGCCCTTCTCCGTCAGCCGCCGGGCGTAGACGGTGCGCACGGTCTGCCAGGTGGTGCTGGTGCCGCCGGTGGCGGACTGCACGGTGACCGGCCGCTCGATGCGGATGCGGTCCTTCATCTGGCCAGGGTCGCGCATGGCGGTCAGACCCCCAGCAGCCGGTAGGGCTGCAGCAGTGCGTCCACAAACTCCAGCGGGGTTTTGATGTTGCCCACGTTGGTGGCGTTGCGGTTTTCGTACATATCGCCCACGGCCAGCAGGATCCACTGCTTGAGCGGCGCGGGCACGTCGGCCGGCGCGTCGCCGTAGCCGGCGCGGTAGGCCACGCGCACAGCGCCGGGGGCGGCCAGCGTGGCGGGCCAGCCGTCCACCGGGGTGACCAGGGCAGGCTCTTGCGTGAGGCTGACGCGGTAGGCCGCGGGGTCCAGCGTGCGCTCCACGCCGTCGGCGTCGTCGTACTTGATGGACAGGACCGACTGCACCGGGCAGGCGCGCAGGCCGATGGCGGCGTGCGGGTTGAACCGGCAGGCGGCCGGGAATGCGTCCAGGGTCAGCAGCCAGTCGCTGGTGACCAGCGCACGCTCGGTGCGCGCCTCGCAGGCGTCGTGTGCGGCGGCGATGTAGGCTTCCAGCAGCGCATCCCCGGCGCCGTTGTCGCCTTCGAACTCACGCACCTGCGCCAGCGCGTCGGACAGGGTGACGGCGCGCCGGGCAGGCGCTGCGGTGCGGCGGGTGTGGTGCATGGTGGGTGCTGGTGGTCAGGTCGCTTGAACATGCGCACCAGGGTGCGCATGGGCCTGCGGACTGGGGTCAGTCCGGTCGCGGCTCGCCGGCCAGGTCGGCAGCGGCGTCGGCTTCGGTCAGGGGTTTGTTCTCGCCGCCTTTGGCGTCGGGGTCGGCCGGTGGGAAATCCGGCTCTGCCGCCTTGTTCGCTGGCGCTTGCGGAACGGCCTTGTTTTCAGGTGCCTGCTTTTCGTTGACCTTGCTGGCCCAGCCTTCGGTCAGGGCGGTGTCGATCAGGTCTTTGTCTTCGGTTTCGACTTCCTGGCCCTTGACGTACAGCACAACGTCGCAGCCGCGATGGGCAAACGGGAAGTCCTTCTTGATCTTCAGCTTCATGCGGATCTCCAGAGAAAAGGCCCCAGCCAGTTTGACCGGCTGAGGCCTTTTGGTTTGCGGATGGGCGATCAGGCCGTGGCGAACTTCAGCAGCTTGATGGCCTGGCTGTCCACCACCATGCCGCCCACGCGCTTGGTCACGTAGAAGCCGACGTATGGCTTGTTGGTGTACGGATCGCGTAGGACGCGGGTGCCGATGCGGTCCACGATGGTGTAGCCGCGCTTGAAGTCGCCGAAGGCCAGGCTCAGCGAGCTGGCGGCCTTGACGGGCATGTCTTCCGCTTCGGTCACGCCGTAGCCCAGCAGGGTGGAAGGCTGGCCAGCCTCCAGTCCCGGGCGCCACAGGTAGTTGCCCTCGGCGTCCTTGAACGTGCGCAGCTCGGCCAGCAGCGCCTTGTTGGTCACGAAGCGGGCATTGGCACGCATGCCGGCCTTGAGCTTGTGCACCAGGGTGATGAGGATGTCGGCCGGGTTGGAAGCGGCCCAGCCACCAGCCACGCCGGTGGCCACGTGCTCCAGCGTGCCGAAGGCGCGCGCGCCGTCAGCCGTGGCGGCAGTGGTGTAGCCGAGGAAGCCCTTGGGCTTCTTCACGCCGTCACCGGCCACGAATGCAGCGCCTTCTTTGGCCGCGAACTCGATGGCGCACTCGTCCACGATGAAGCCTTCGGCGTTGAAGAACACATCGTCCAGCATCTGCTGGGTGGCTTGCGGGTAGGCATAGATCTCGCCCATGAACGGCGTGACCTGTGCCATCACGCTGGAAGCGGTGGCGGTGCGGGCGTCGTCTTCGTCCACCCAGCCGCTGGCGGTGCCGTGGGTGTTGACCAGCTTCTTGTAGTCGCTGGTCGAGACGGTGCGCACATTGGCGATTTCACGGATGGGGGAGACATCGACCATCAGACCGAGGATGTCGCGGTCGAGTTCTTCGGGGACAGCGAAGCCGCCGTCCGAGTCGGTGGTGATGTTGTAGGCCTTCTGCTGCAGTTCGCCCAGGCCGTTGTCATCGCCCTTGCGCAGGAACTTGCCGAAGGCCTGCTTGTGCTCGGCGCGCACCGGGTCCACATCGCCACCAGTGCCGGGGCGCTTGGCGCGTTTCTCGATTTCCTTGATGCTGGCCTGGGTGGCTTCGAACACTTCGTTCAGCTTGGCGAGCTTGGCTTCCATGTCGCCGATGGCCTTGCCGTCGGCTTTGGCTTCCAACCGGCTGTCGTTGGTCTTCTTGAACTCTTCGAAGGCCTTACCCTGGTCGGTCAGGAGCTTGTTGATTTCCTTGAGGTCGATTTCGCCAGACATGGCCATGGGCACCATGCCGACGCCGGCCAGGACGGCCGGATCGATGAGAGGATGACCGGCCAGCGCGAAGGCGGCCAGGATGGCGACCACGGCCAGGAAGGCGATGGTCAGGTGCTTGCGGGTGAGTTCCATGATGAGGTTTCCTTGATGGTGAGGTTTCAGACGGTGAACAAAGAGGTGTTGCGCTTCAGGAGCGCGGCCAGTTCGCCCAGCTCATCGGAATCGCTCCGACCAGGCAGGGACTTGATCCTGGCCACAAAGGCCAGGGCTTCGCGTTTGCTGAGCCCGCCTGCATCGCGCAGGAAGGTTTCAGCATCGGAAAGGGTGGTGATGCGTTCGATAGACTTGACGTTGGCCACGCGGGACGCTTCGTTGGCAGGAAATGTGACCAGGGAGACTTCCCACAGGTCAACCTGCTTGAGGGTTCGCACGCCGGTGACGCGGTCGTAGCTGTCATCGCGCGGAACGAAACCGATGGACAGGCCACTGATGGCGCCCATCTTGAGCAGCTCGTAGGCCTCAGCGCCGCGCGTGGTCTTCAACGCGAGCTTGCCTTCGACGTGCAGGCCAACGCTGTCTTCCTTGACGGCGGTGTAGACTCCGATCGGCTCGCCGCTGCGGTGCTGCCAGAGCAGCGCAGGAACGCGACTTTCCAGGCTATCTTTGAAGGCGCCGGGTGCGACCACTTCCTGGTAGCTGTCCACCACGCCAAAGACGGAGCCGTAGCCAGAAAAAAGGCCGTCTTCAGAGACGGCCTTGACCTTGAAAGGAATGTCGAGATAGTTACGCATTGCCGCGTCCTTGCTGTTGCCCGGCAGGATCGCCGGTGAGGTTGATCGGTGTCAGTGGTTCGTCCAGGCCTTTGATTGGGTTGCGGTCCATCAGATCGCGGGCTTCGTTGCGGGTCAGGATCCCGCGCTCGACCAGCTTGGAAAGGTAGTCGCCCTCATCCTTCATCGCACCACGCAGCAGGCCGCGCTCGTGGAACTTGGTGTAGAAGCCGGCTTTGCGATCATTGCGAGAAAGGAGCCAGACGTTGGCCGATTGCTCGATGCGCGTGTACCAGGGCATGAGGGTGTGCACCAGGTGGGCCAGGAACATCTGCTCGGCGCTGGCGAAGGTCATCGCCTTGTCGGCATGGCCGACCATGATGGGCAAGACGCGCATGAACCGGCAGACCTCGCCGATCTGGTGGTTGCGCGTTTCCAGGTGCTGAATGTCAACGCCCTTGAAGGCGTATGGGGTGAACTTGGCCCCACGATCCAGGATCATGGGCTTGGCCAGGTTGTTCAGGCCGCTGTACTCGCGCTCCAGCCAATCCTTGAGCTTGGCGTGTTGTTCGGCCGTCAGGCTTCCTTCCACGCTGTACAGACCGCCCGGGCTGGCCTGGTTGCTGTGCACGCGGGCGTGGTGCTCTTCGGCTGCAATGCTCAGGCCAATGGCTTCGCGCGCCAGCTTCAGCACCTCCAGCCCTTCATAGCCGTTCCAGCTTGGGCCACGAATGGCCCACACCGCACTGGATGGGAACACTTGCTTGTTCCCCTTTGGCGACGTCACCTCGTACGTCAGCGTGTAGTCATCGGCTTGCTTTGCGGTGACCGATCCGGCAGCAAACGGGATCAGTTCCAGGATTTCGCCGCTGGTGCTGGTGGACTTGAAACAGTAGCCGGCACCACACAGTGCGGCATGCCATACCATGAGTTCACGCAGCTCGAAGCTGGTCATCCAG